TGCTTCAATTCTTTCACGAACAACATCAAGGTTTGTTGTTGTTACACGACCTTCTAAATCAGAATCTTCTATAATTATTTCTTGTGAGCCAGCATCTGATGCTGCAAGCGCAGACATATATGCTACAGCTTCATCAAGTTCTGCCGCTTTGTTTTTAAAATCTTTCTTCATAGCTGTATCGTATGCTTTGACACGAATATCAGTTAAGTGTTCAGCTATAGTTGGAGCAGATATTTCTTCTATATATGCTTTATATCTTGGATTTAGCTCAGTTGTTTTCTTAACCCAACTTTCCATATCAACATCAAATTGATCTGCTGTAGCAGGGCTACCATCATCACGTACCCTCGCTTGTTTTGCCTTGCTCAACAAATCAAGTTTAATTGCTGTTTGATATTTAGAATCTACAAGACTTTTTGCAGTACGTTTCGCAACAGGAGACATTGCATCTGGAATAGCTTTGTATTCAACAATGCCATCTTCATTACGTGTTTGTAACTGTACTGCATACTCACGACCAACCTCTTGCTGTTCAGCTACAGCAAGTTTATATCCCTGTTCTGCAAGACTGTATCCAGTTTGCTGTAAAGATTGCGCCGCTCTTGCACCAGCCATACTTGGTTGCACAATGCCAATGGGCGATACAAGAGGTGTTTGCACTTGGAACTTTTTAATAGCCATTAGTCAATAGTCCCTGTAGGTGTAATTTGATACATTTTTGTGCCAGCATTAAGAAAGTTTTGCATTGTTTTGTTTCTAGCAGCACGTCTTGCTGCATCTCTATCCATACGTGCTTGGTCTGCCGCCATAGCAAATTTTGCTTGTTGACCAAGCGACCTAATTCTAGAGGCATCTATACCCATTCGCGCTTTTTCTTCCGCGCTTTTTCTTATAGCTTTTATAGAACGATCTTGTCTTGCTGTTGTAAGAATTAAAGATTGTTCGTATTCATTAAATGCAGATACTCTATCATTGTGATCTTGCAACGCACCAAGTTGTGAGCGTTTCATTTCTTCGTAATTTTGGCGTTCACGAGAATTAGCTGCACCTACAAGGGCCGCTTTTTCATCTTGTATTCCTTTTTGGGTTAGCAAAAACCCTATTGCCATCAAACCCATATCCATTAGAACGCCACCTCAATAACCATGCCGTTGATTTGCAAATCTAACGGTGCTGACTGTGATATAGTTACCCGTGGGTCTTTGCTAAAACCCAGCGGTCTAAACTCTTCTTTGCCTGTTTGTTTAACACGAGGCAGTGAAGGATCAAAGTTTACATTACGAATAATCATATCAGTTCCGTTAACAGAAACAGATAATGTGTCGTTAAGATCAAGATCAACTAATGAAAGTCTACGCGGCCTTGCAGTCAAAGGCCCACCTTGCACGCCAGCATCAATAGGCAGTGTCTTTAATTCTGGTGTAAACTTATAACCAATTTCAGCAGACGTAGCTGTTGCGTCAACAGCAGATACATCTGCATTGCTACTAGCAACAGTAAATGTGCCTAAGTATTCTGTGCCTTCAACAACATCAACAGATGCGCCATTAGCAAACACAGAAGATACATTAAAGACACCAGCAGTGCCTGTGTAATCCTTACTGCAATCAAGCTGGAAGTCAGTATCAAACTGTTCAAGATACAGCTTTGTTGTACCATCACCTTGGTCACGCGACACAACAGCAAACAAGTTATTATCTGTAGACCCAACAGAAACGTAGTTGCCGTTTGTTGTCCAGTTCATCCAACCTAACTTCTTTTCGTTACGAATGTGATAGAATACAGATATGTTACCATCACCATTCAAAAAGAACCCATAAGCCCCAGACCTGTTTAATGAACCTTTAACGACTGCTAGTTGCTTAGGATTGCTTATTAGGTGAGAAGACAGCAAAGAAACCTGTGCGCCAACGTAGGCTCCTTCAGAGTCCGTAAACACAAACTCTCTAACCGCAGTGCCAGTTGACTGCACAAACAAAGTTGCGCCATCAATAGATTGCGGCCTAACGAAGCCAGTACCAAATGGAGTCTGCGCAGATATTTTTGCATTAGCTGGTGTTAATGGTTGCGTTGTAGAACTAGGAAGAAAGAACTCACCTTGTGATGCAAATACTTGTAAGTCTCTGTTTGATACCAAATGACGAACACGATTTGTTACACCAGCAGCAACATCTAAATCAATAGCATCTGTATCTTCACCTTTGCCAACATCAAAGTTAAAATACTCTGCTGTTTTAGAACTCCATATACCATCAGGTTGGCTATTAGTGCCACCAAACCAGAGACGATTTTCATGAAATGTAATAGCAGATGGAAATCCACGGAATGTAGAATACGATTGTTCGAACCATTCTGTTGTTGCTGCTGTTGACTCTATTGTAACAGAACCACCACCAATATCTTCTAATGTGGCATTAGCACCAGCAGTAACTTCATACTTATTTTCATCAATAATGCGAGATATTGTTCTTGCACCATTTATATTAGCAGCAGTTATACCGCCAACACCACCAGCATTAGCAATCGTAACAGATGCGCCAGATGCGAGGCCATGATTAACATGTGCAATCTCTATTGCGGAAACACCTTTTTTAGTTTTAATGGCATCAATATCTAATTGCTTTTGTATCGTACCTTTAATGTTACCAGTTACATTTTGTGCATCTGTAAAAGCAGTAATAACAACTTCTGTTTCGCCGATTAACAATCTTGTGCCAACCATTGCACTATTGAAATAATCAGCACTTGTTGTGAATGTTCTGCTGTTACCAGATGTATGGGATGGCGTGATAGTTACACCAGCACTTTGAAAATTATAATATGGCTGAAAAGTTTTGTTGCCATCTAATGATGTTTCAAAAGCATATTGCTGACGCACAAACGTATTTAAACCTGTTCGTTTTAGAATGACAGGAAAAAAGTCAGAATGGCAAAGAAACATAAAATCGCCAGACTGAGCAAACGTAATTTGTGGTATGCGTGCGCTTGTAACTTCAGTAAATGCTACAGTTGCACTAAGTGTTACAGCACCTGTTGTTGGGTTTATAAAAAAGCAATCTATGTTGCCATCACGAAATGCTACAATATACTTTTCGTCATCAGAAAAAACAAATGGCTCTATCCTAATTTGTTGGGTTAAAGCAGCATTATAAGTATCTGAAAACTTGTGAATAAACTTCGAACCGGGCCTTTTTATAACACCACCTTCAGCACGAATAAAAAAGTTTGTTACTTTTTCAGCAGCGTTTTGGTAGACCTGAGAGTCAGTCCTTGACGTTAAAGAAGGGCTGATTTCACCAAAAGAAAAGTTATTTAAGGGTACACGAATGCGTGCCATTAACTTCTCCTTTCAGTAATGAACCTCGATGTAGTCAGCTTACGTGTTGTTTGTTGTTGCGCATCAAGTGTCTTTGCTTGTTGCATAAGTAACTGTGCTTTGCGTTCCATCATTTGCGCCATCTGATCATCTCTTGCAATAGCAAGGGCAAAGCTAGCTGCTAGTGTGTATTCAACAGCTATTGTAAAATAGCTTGGAAAATCTGTTTCTAAAGCACGAAATGTATAATCAATGACTAAAGTTGAACTGGTGGACTCATTACAAAATATTAAATCGCCATATATTGTATAAGCAATTAATTGGTCATCAATAGTTACAGCATGAACCATAAGATTATCTGCTGGTATTTGATACGCAGCATCAAAACGTCCAGTAGGAGCATTTGTTAATCTATTTAGTTCAGCTTGATTAGTGGCAAAACGCCAGCGTGTTGTACACAATGCTGTACGTACAGTGTCTTCATAAATATTATCCGCAACCAGTGCTTCTGTGCTGTCTGCAGAAAACGAAGTAATAGGGTTCGCGCCAATAAGTATTAGGCCACGAGACGCAATATCAATGTCTGAATTAGCTACACTACTCATGTGGTTATGGGGGGCCGAAGCCCCCCACTTCCTTAGTCGGAGTCTGTCATTGTCAGAGCAGTACCGTCAGCAATATCGACAACGCCGCCTGTATTAGACAGCACTACAGATATGCCCATGGTAGGAGCATCTGAATCATATACAAAAACAACGTCGCCAACATTCATCATGTCGGATGCGTCATTGAAGTAGCCAGATACACGGACTGCTGTCAGCGCATCTGTTGAGGTGTAGAACCACAGATTGTGACCGCCACCAGTAGCCATATTAGTTAGGCCAGAAGCTGAATAAGCCATGCTCTACTCCTTATGTGTTGTTATCAAGGACTTCATAGATACCATTGTCATCAATAACAGTAGCACCCATTGACATCATTGAAGTTGCAAGGTGTGCAGCTTTTTGCGGCACATAATTAATTTCAGTTTGAACATCTGAGTTAATGCCCAAGCCGACAGCAGATGTATGGTAAGCCATGTTCTTACCAGCAGTAATTGCTGATGTAGAGAAAATCTTAAAGCCAAGAAACTCTTTCATGGTCATGCCACCTGCGTATGGCAGATTCTGCTCACCAACAAAATCGCTTGAAGCAAATTCGTTGATTAAGAACAGATCGGAATATCCCTTTGGATGCATAGCCAAGAAGCGACCACCATCTTCGGGAATATTTGCAGAGCCAAATGTTTCAAACAAAGTCAACAAATCGGCTTTTTCAATAGCACCATTTGTATCATGTATTTGAGTTGAGTTAGCACCTGCATCCATTGCAGTATAAAGAATCTCGTCAGTCTTGCGACCAAGAGCAGCAGCAGCAGACTGTGCTACAGCTTGACGTTCATCTATATTGGTCTTCAGTTCATCGAGCTTGTCGATGTATTCAGCCGCGTAATGGTCAGCCATAGTTGCCTCAACCTGTGTGTGGGTGAGTTCCATAGCGGTAATGTCACCATTGCGTGACTTTGTTGAAGCAGAACCAGTACCGATTTTTTGGAAGCGAACAGTGCTACCAGCAACATTGCCAACTGTGCGTACAGTGTTACGCAACTTTGAACCCATGCGCTGATAAGCCATGTGAACTTCTGACTCGAACTGCTTGATAAATGCGACATCAATAGTATTCGCCATTTTATCAGTCCTTTCAAAAGAGGTTTACGTTTACTACACAGTTGTCCGTAACATCGCGTCAATCGGTTATCCCGTAGGGCCGTCAGCTAGAAACAGGCTGTACTATTCAAATCTCACTTCTATATCGCGTTGGCAACGCACAAAACGTAAACAATGATAACCATTTATAACGGTAGGTTGATTTGAAAAAGAATAGCCTAGCCAATCAAGCCATTTGATAGTACGTTCATGTTCAATAGGCACAAGATTTTCTACCCAATCATATTGGTCACAAAGCCAATTTGACATTAGTTTTGATGTTCTTAAAAATTTTCGTGGTATATCATCCAACACAGAAGAACCTAGCATCCATATATGACCAGATGTAAGGTCTTGTTTATTCTCAAAAGGAAATACACCAAACATACAAACAGGTTCATCTTTATACAAACCTGTCCATGTTCTTGCATGTTTGCTTGACAAAGGTACGTGGAGCGCACGCCATGGTGTTGCGCCGTGTATCATGCACTCACGTATGTCGGTATCGCGAAGATGGTGTTGCAAATAGCCAGCATGTTCTATTGTAGCTTTTACTATTTTTACATCACCATCTTCATGGAAGGCGTTAATTGAAGACTTTGGAAAAGCCTGCTTGGACTTCCTTGACATAGGCTGGGTCTCTTTTCGCTGGATTCCAGTAACGCTCGTCAGTCATCATAGAGCGCAGTTTATCTTCTGTCATCCCAGTAGGTAAACCTGCATCAGCAGACATTTGCGCACCACCTACTTTAGACATAATAAACTCAAGAGCCTCAATGCCTTTTGCTGTTTGCCCAATCTGCAAGACAGCATCAGCATGTTCTTCTGGGAAAAACTTGTTTGCCCACAAGTCAACGGCTTCAATACGTGCGTCAGCATTGTCACCAAGATTTGCACGCTCTTGTTGCAGGTCAGGTGTTTGTGATTTTATAAACTCTGCATATTGCGCAATGCCAGATTCAAACTCTTCTTGGCTATATGCATTTTCAAATGCATGATCAGCCCACCACTGAAACAGTGGATTATCAACAGCCATTTCTGCATCAACAGATTCTGGTATCTGATAATCACCAGCAGTAGCTGGTCTGTTTTCATAAGCAGCAGTTTCAAACTCTTGTATAATTTGCTGCCGTAGTTCTTCTTGACCAGCACCAAGTTTCTGTTCAAGAGATTGATAAGAAGACGCAAGGTCTTCTGGTGTATTAAATTTTTCTGGTAGCCATTCTGGACGTTCAGCTACAGGTGCTTCAGTTGTGGCTGTGGCTTCAGCCGCTACTTCTACATTATCTGCTTCGCTCATTTCTTTACCTTTTCTGCTTGTTTAAATCGCCTCTCAATGAGGCCCACTAAATAACGCTGCCCTTCTAAATGACGTAGTTCAGCGTCAGATATGTTTGCACCACTAACAGATTCAATAGTAATAGAACGCAAATATTGCATTACCGCCTTACCATTAGGTGTGCGAAACAAACTGTTTATATTTTTAGATATTCTGTCGTCTTCTTCTTTTGGACGAGGAAACCCATCAAGGCCTAAGTTGAGTGACATCTGGTACTTCACCTTGTTGCTGTGCTTGTTGATATCGTTGTGCAGCCTCTGCAAGCTGCTGTCGTTCTACGCTATCTCGCACAAGACTATCAGGTACACCAAATTTTTCAGCCAAATGTACTGCAACATCTTCAGATTTAATTAACAAGTTCAAAATCTCAGGCCCAAACGTACCGCCAACTAATTGCAAATAGCGTGATATAGATGTAATATCTTGATTGGCTTGTGCTTGTGCAAGGGGTGAAACAGAACGAACCTTAACTTCTCTACCATTGATAACAGGTATTTCAATACGGCCTTGCTTTTTTAAAAGATATACAACACGCTGCAATATTGGCTGCACCATCTCAGCTTGCAATCTTCCAAAAGCAGACCCAATGCGTCTGGATAAATCAGCCATGCGTTCTGCAACTTCTGTTGCTGACGCTGGTGTTCTATTTGGATCACCAAGCATGTCATTATACAAGGCTCGTTTAATATTGTTGCGCATATCGTTTAGAATAAGATTAGCGACATTAAAGTCACCAGCAGCACGTATTGGTTGTAATCCCATTGATCCCATCGCCTTTGGGATGATCGTCCCTGGCACAAGATTAATTGTATCTGTGTTCATGACACCATCATCATCCATCTGATAAATGCCTGAGATAGCCATCTGTGCATTTTCAAGCACAAGTTCGATTGTCAGATTAGTTGTTTTGATTGCGCTAAGAGCGTTGACAAGAGGGCCACGTCCATAAATTTCGCCACTGGCTTTAGACCAACGAAAGCATATAAACGGATTAGAACCTGCACCATCAAACTGTTCGTAATAAATTACTTCTTCAGCCGCAATATCGATAACATAATAGTCATAACGCTCTTCATTGCGTTTCTCATAATTCCTACAAACCAATTCCAGAATCTTGCACTCTGCTTCTGGCTGCGTTGCAATAGCTTTAGCAAGTCGTTCTGAAACGACAGCACGCTCATAGGCAACAGGAATCGAACGGTTCTTAAGAACCCTCTCTCTAAACACATGGTCAATCGAGCCATCTGCACCTGTATCCAACACGACAGACGGAAGCGGTATCGCGTTAAAGCGTATTGGATTGATTGAGTCACCTTCTTCAACAAGCAAAACACCTGTTCCAATAGCCAAGTCCATGAACGATTCATGTATCTCTTGACCAAAGTTAGAAGATTGCAGAACTTCAAAAACATAATCAGTCACCACATCAAGTTGATTATTTACTTGGTCGACTTGCTCATCTGGTATTTCAGACCCAGCAACAAAATCTGCCCAGCGTGCAAAGTTTGGCACAAGCCCAGACTGAAGACGAGAAGCAAACTCCTGTGTTCCAACCACAGCAGTTTCGTCAAAGATTTTATCATCACGACGTTGACCAGCAACTTCGTAATAAAATCCTTGACGCATAGGCAGTGCATACTCATAGCACTCGTCAAACAAAGGTTCAAAGTTTAAGCGTTTCTCTTTTGCACGCTCATACTTTTCTAACATTGGTTTTGTTTGGTGCATTACAAAGTCTCGTCAAAATAACCCATGCCACCTCTGCTACCTGTTAACAAAGATGTAGCACCAGAGCCACGACGTTGTTGTTTCGCAGCAGTTTCTACACCTTTTTCTCTTGCCTCGTCACGCCTTCTGCGCTCCTCTGCCTCTCTTTGTTCGCGAGCATCTTTTTCTGCTTTTTTAGCAGCCTCTTGTTCGGCTTTTTCTGCTGCTGATAATGGCGGTGGGCCACTCGGCCTTCTTGTTGCTACACACATAATAGTCTCCTTTAGTTTTTCATACAGTTGCTTTTACACACAAAGCAACGCACATTTTACATTCTAGCCCAAAGACCTTTGCGTTTTTGTCGTGGTTTTCTTGTAAAGACATCGTAATTACGTTCAGCTTGAAAAGGTTTAGGCGCATGCTGCATGTTCGTCAAGATTGCACGCCCTTCGCCAGAACCAAGCATTAAATACTGCAAAGCGTCATGTATATGTGAGAAATGGTTTTTATCTGGCTTATCCATGTAACGCTCACCAGATACTTGCAACCGTCTGTATTGATAGCCGCCTTCAAAGCCTTTAATTATATTACGACACCTAAAGTCAACCAATAATCCTGAGCTACCATCAACCATACGATTGAGTGCTGAATTAACTGATTCAATCCTAAGAGATACATCATTAGACGGGGCTGGACGTGCGTTAAGACCTGCGCCGCGTAGTATCTGAAATGGAGTTGACTCATCAGTTTGAGCGCGGAAATCGCCTGCTGGATCACCAAAAATGATAGCTTCATTGGTTGCATATTTTGTAGATAGTTCTTGTCGGAGGACTTCGGTAAACTTAACGATGCCCATATCAAACGCTACTATCTCTTGTAATATCAACCAACGTCCACGCACTTTTTGTGCAACTACCCCAGCAGGAGTAAGGCCAAAATCAAGACCAATATAAACAGGTAGTCCTGCCGCAACAGGTATTTCTTCTTTGGCAATATGGACATCTGCTGCAAAATTGGCATAAACGGGTTTACCATCTTTTATACTCCCAAGGCGATTCATCACATATACATCTATCCAACTCTTCGTCTTCCCTTGTACAATGTTCGGATAGTAGTCGGCTCTCATATTCTTTGCGTTTTCTGCGTTCTTGTTTAGAACGTAACCTGTAATGATCCCTTCTTCGTCCTTTGTTTCCACCATACCTGCTGGTTGTGTGTAGAAATTCCAGTTGTCTGGCTTGACCAACATCTTCGCTTCTTCTTTGGGAATGTGATCTGGGATTGGAACTTCGCCTGACATTATAGGCCACCAGTGATCTTCTTCTGGTGCATTTGTGTCGGCTATGACTCCTGTCCATGTGCATCCACCATCTTTCATTGAAGGAAAACGACCTACACGCATTGAGCATGCGTCAATAATAGATTTGGGTATCTCCCTCGCCTCGTTGATCCAGATACCTGTCAATTCTAGGGAGAGGAGTTTCTTGACATCTTCTGGTCTGTCGAGAGCGAGGAAGATAACTTCAAGGTCTAGGTCTGCTTTTTTGATGTGATGTGTATATGGCACAGACCAATGGAATTTGCCCCAGTCTTCTTCTGGAAACCAATCCAACCAAGTTTTAATAGTGGTAGTTTTTAACTGTGGGTTTGTGTTTCTAATAACTGCCCAACGTGATTTGCGTACACCATCTAAGCCTTTTTCTTGTTGTACAGCACGTCGAAACAATTCAACACAACAACACACAGACTTGCCTGACCCAACAGGGCCACGCAATGCACGAAAGAACGAATCGTCTTTCATAAAAGATTTAAGGACTTCACCATCAGGTTTGTAATTAAATTTGGTCAATCTTGTGATCCTTACCAAACTTAATCATGCGCTCCACAACTTCTGGCCCGATAACAGAAATAACTTTATCTGCCTCTCTGTCAGTTTGGAACTGTTTAGGGTGGTAAGCAAGATGCACCTTTTTAACAATCTGGCGCAACATATCACGTTCTTCACGTTTTAATGTGTGTAGAAAGCTCATCTGTATCTTTTAGTTTTAGCTGATATCTTTTTAGGCTGTTTGGAGAACTGCTTACCAGCACGAGTTGCTCTTCTTTTAGCAGCGGTGGATGCTGCATATTCTTGCGGCGATAACGCCTTGATTGCGGCTGATGGTAAATAACGCTCACCTGTGGCTTTTGGCCCTTGTGTGGATGGCTTGCCACTTTTGGTTCTCCATTTTTGTTTTGTCCACTTCCGTAAAGAAGCCTGTGATGGTCTTAAAGCCATAGTTTCTTTCTCGCTACAATATAAAAAAAGCCAGCAAACATAAACAAAATAGCAAGAGATAAAGAAACAATGCCGATAACTTCAATTATCTTCTCTCTTTTTAGCCGCGCCTCTTTTATTTGTCTTTGTCTTCTAGCCCTAGCATCTGCTTGAAACTTAATCCAATCTTCCCACAGCCCATAACGTCCATAAAGATACATCATACTTTTGAGTTCAGCTTCTTTTCTTTTCACCTCTTCAAGAGCCATAAACTCTTCAAGATCATTTCCAAATGTACTATTACGCTTTTTGCTTGCTTTGGCTTGCAGGTCTTCCTTCGCAAAGGCAAAATCCGCAATCGCTTTCCCTGCCGAGGCAAGTTCCTTTCCGTTTGCAATCGTCGTTTTTATGACTGCAAACGCACCGTTTATTGCCGCAAGCTCTGCTAACATTAGTTTCTATATCCGCCTCCTTTTGCTTTGTAGGCTTTTGCTAACATTTGGGCTTTCCGCGCCGACCATTGGCCCGGTCTGCCGCCTTTGCCACCAGCTTTTATACGATTAAACAATGCTTTTCGCATCGCAGGTTTGGTGTAATTACCAGCAGCATTAACAGCCATTACTTACCCACTTTCTTTTGTGCTTCTTTATGAGCAGCAGTAAATGATTTTCCATCTTTCATCAACTTACGCATTAACTTCATGTGCTTGGCTGTATGATGAACAGAGTGTTTTTTCAATGCACTTGTTTGTCTTTTTGTCAACATAGAAGCCATTATACCTTACCTTCTTTTTGCTGTATGCATTCTTTTGCTGTTATTCTAGATAAAGGTATCTTTTGATGAATAGTAAATTCCATTTCCTTTAATCTGTTTAAGCATTGCTCTTCTTTAATGTATGGCCCTTCTGTGTCTTGGGCAATGAGACATTGTTGCCCACCAAAAGCAACCCAACAAAAAAGAAGAGATGCATAAAACATTAGTAGCCGCGAGAGTAATTACCAGTAGCTGGCTTTCGCTTTGCTGGCATTTTCTTTTTAGGAGGTGCTTTTTTAACCATTGGCTTTTTGTTTTTTCCCATTGGCATGTTACTTACCTTTCTTCTTTGCTTTCATAATTTTAGCTTGCAATGCTTTTGGCAATGTCTTTTGTTTTGCTGTAAGCGGTGACTTAGCTGCTTTCTTTTTCATCATTTTAATAACCTCTAAACATGTGACGAATTGCGCGTGCAATACTAGGGCCACGCTTGCCTTCAGCAGCAACCCTACTTCCTGACACGCCACCTAACAATGAATAAGCCATTTGTTTACTTTTTTGAGACATGCCTCTTTCTTTTAATTTTCTTGATAACAAAGAAACCTCATCAACTACAGTTGGTTGGTCTTCTCTTTTTTTAACAACAGCAACTACATTTTTTGCATCTTGTTTTAATTGTGCCAAAGATGGTGGGCCTTGCTTTTTAGGTACATTGCCAAACATAACTTGCAATGCTTTAGCAATGCTTACCCTTGGTTGGTTTGGGTCTATAGACCCGTCTGCTAATCTTTTTTGTTCAGCCATTATTTTTTCTTCCTCTTCTTCGCAGCTTGATATCTAGCCAATAAACGGCGGCCTTTGGCTACCGCAGATGCTTTGTCACCAGAGTGACCCCATGCGACCAGTGATAGCTTCAAACGTGTCGGTCTGCCTTTCTTGTCTTTCAGTGGCCCTTTTGCTGAACCCATGCGTACAAGAAAAGAACCCTTTCTTCTTAGCTTCTCTGGTGTATTCGCCGCACCCTTCACTGGTGCTTTCAGATTGCCCTTCTTGCCAGACTTCGTTCTGTACGATGCCCTGCCCTTCGCATTCAATCCGCCTTTCGGATTCTGACCTGCCTTGCGTGTCCATGCTGGTGACTTTGCCATTATGCTGCTGGCCCTTCAAATGCAAAATCTCCTTGTGCATCTTGTATATCTCTCATTGTTGGGCGTGATGTTGGGGTTGCCACATCAACAGTTTTTGCTGGGCGTGGTGCAGGGGTTGGAATAGTTGGAGCATTTGCTTCTGCTCTTCCAATAAAGAAATCAAACAAACCCTTGCGTTTATTAGTCATCGGGCCAGCAAAAGCATAATTACTAGCATCTTCTGGAATGTCATCATCATAGTCTGTGTTTAATGTTTTTTCTTTATATAATTTAATATTTGTTGGACGAGGCAGTGGGCCAGCTATGCCTTCATCAGCATGAACAACAGGGCCAAACCCATCATGAGATATAACCAAATCCTTAAATGCATCTACATAAGCACCTTGTGCAAAATCTAAATCTGGATTGCCAATATTAATTCTGACTTTTCTACCAACATCTTTGCTATCATCTACGTAATCACGACTGCCTATAAGAAAAGATAAATTATGAAGACGTTGAAATTTTGTAAAACCGTCTGCAAATAAAGTTTCTGTCATTGCTTTCATCAAGCCAGCATTTCCTTGATATATTTTTTCAAACTCTTCTGTTTCTAAAAATTTACCAACAGGCGGTTTATATCCATTTTGATCAAATGCATCTTCAAAAATAATGTCGCCATTTTCAGCTTGAATAAATTTACCATATCCAAATGTAGCTCTCATGCGCTCATTAGGCTCTAACTTTAATAAATCTTTATCTTGAATAACATTTTTGCCGCTTATTCTAAAAGCAACTCCTCCATAATCATGTTCAGTTATATTCCCTAAACCGTTTTGCAAATAAAGTTGACGCATAAATTCAAACTCTGGCTTATCTATAGAGCTTTCTGTAATGGGGAAAAACTTTTTTAACGTGTCTGGTAAAAGAACATCAATAGTCGCAACCTTTGCTGGCGTGCTTACAAGTAACTTTGCTATGTCAAAGCCAGTGCCAAGA